GCCAAGACATGCGCATGAGACGGTTTTTTCGAGCGGTCCCTTACCCCTTACTTATGGGGGTAATCGACTAGAGGACGCCTGTTAAGGCCAACTCGTAGTCTCGGAGTGTCAATCCGGCGTTCGTTACATAATCCCAGTTAGGGGTTTTGCGTCGAACGACTTTCCATTTCGGGTGAGTACTTCTAATCCCGATCTGGTGTTCCCGGACATAGCCCCCAATAGCACAAATTACCGTGCCGTTGGGATTTCTCCCATCGGGGTGTCCAACATCGTCTCCGATTCGAATGAATCGGGGGACAGGTACGAAGGAGGAGTAGTATATCGCTCCATTCCGATCTGCCTTCCTTGACGCTGATAGCATTGATACGGGTATTTTGCATCCAGCAGTGTCCTGTTCATCGAAAGGGACTGGTCGAAACTTAACCAGTCCTTTAACGTATGATAGAGCACTGTGAATACTAATCCCGTACTTAGCAGACCAGCGAGTAAGACGATTAAAAGCCGAGTATAAATCTTGCGGTCCATGAATCTTCCTTAGGTAAACGGCACGAATGTCGAATCCTTTGAAATAGTCACCGCCGCATGATTCTCGAAAAGAGCCCGTGTTGTACGACTTTTGGTCGTTCACGAAGAAACCGCAACCCTCTAGGACTTGGCAAACGAAATTATATGCTGATTTATGGCATATTATATCATCGCCGAATACTGAGTAGTTGCATTCTAGCCACGCGGTTCTGGGCGACAACCCAAGAACTTTGTAAGCCGCTCTAACTAACGCCGCGAATATTAACGTCTGTAAGGGAAAAGTAAAACCATTCCCCATCGACGAAAACATATGTAACGGCACCCATTGTTTATCAACCTCAACCTCCCTTGAACGTATTAAGTCCAAGAGAGAGAAAAGTTCACGTGGCAACAAGTGCTGTACAAGCGTGGTCGAAATAGTATCTGAAGCACTTCGGAGGTCAATGGTAGCAAATTCGCCATTGACACTTCCTCCGCGTGCTAGGTATTTATTCCGGTTCGGCTGCTTTGAAAGGTCGATGTTATGACCCTTAAGAAGTAACCGTTCTAGACATTCCCCGGCACCAAGTTGAAAAAACATATTCAACGAGGGTTCAGTACAGATCGTTCTGTTAGTGTCTCGGTTTTTAGGAACTGTAGACAACCGACTTCCTCTCCGGAGTTCCACCCCTTTATAGGCTGACCGCAATTGATTCGCGGCCTTCCAGTTTGGGGATAGTTGACTCTCGTAAAAACGATAAATGCTTAGATCCGTCACCCCTAGATTCGATTCGAACATCTTTCCTAAGAAATCTGTTCGTTTAGTACCTAAGGATGACCCAGGGCCACATGAGCCGGCACCACAAAAATCGTGGAAACCGAACATGTTAAACTGGTTGTTACCTGAAGAGAAAAGTTTAGCAATATCCGCTTTCGCCAAATCAATGGCAGAACGGACAAAACTACCCCTTTCTGGTAGGGTAACGGTGGCACAATGGTCATTGCACTGTAAAAACGTGACTATGGCTTTGTGCTCAAGATCTTTTGAATTTGTCGGCTCCCATTTTTTAAAGATGGCAGCAAGCAGTGCACTTTTCCTAGCATCAGTGACGGTTAAGTCACTAGTGTAAGGTAGAGGTTCCTGCAAATTCAAGTCAGCTTGGAGAAGTTGGTACAGTACATCAGGTTTGAATTCCATGATGTTAGCCTTTCAAAAGATGTTAGATTCGCGTCAGTTGTTAAATGACGCCGTTGATCGTCGTGTCGCCGATGCCAGTCGAAAGCTGCCAAAGAAAACCAATGTGCGCAGAGATTGCCGCACGAATGTTTGCAATGTCAGCAACGTCAGCACCAGCAGGCACTTCGATCTCAGAACGAATCAGCATGTTCTTGGAAGGCTGGCCAGCCAGGGGAGTAACACCCTTGCGAGTGACGACCTTATACGCATTCATCGGCACAGCCGCAATAAGTCCAGTGGTCGGATTGGGTTTACCCAATACAGCCATGTTCTTAGGGCGAAATGCCGCGATGGTAAAAGGACGGCTCACAGAGTGTGCGTCCACACCGGCTTGAGTACCAGTAAGTGCGGTAACAGCGGACTGCTTCGCGTTGACATCCGGTGGAGTATCCACCGTCAACGTATAACCCGGCGTAGTTAGCCCGGTTTGAGAAGCTCCAGTTACGGAGCCAGGCATTGTGATCATTTATGATCTCCTTGTTAAATTAACAAATTAAAGAAACCCAGTCAAGAGCGCTGCAATATTAGCAAGCTTGATGTTACTTTCAGGTAACTCAAACCTCAATCCCGGAATTGGGAGCGAGGCGGCTACCCTCTCGACTGTGCGTTTTTTGGTTCTCGCGACACCAGCTGAATTAACCAAAGCGACGTAAGTTGGCGATTTGAATCTATGGGTCACACCTTGGTAGGTGCGCCTATGGTATTCGATCGTCGTCCTACGACACCAGGCAACATCAGTTGTGGATACGCACGCTGCATTTATGACATCACCGATATTACTAAAGTAGTCTATAAGAAACGACCACGGTAGCAATTCCCAAGCTGCGGGCACGGCATCACGCCATGACCCTAGGCCTGAGTTGGCTATGACACGCTGGAATCCGTTACTACTGGAATCTAGCTTACGTCTATAGCCTACGGTGTATATCACTTGGCGGGTACTCGTTTGATCGTCAATGTACTGGTAATAGATACTGGCAATGCCAGCAGTCCTTTCCTTGTGCATGACGAGCGTTGTACTCTCTTCTCCATACCCAGTGAGCCGTTTAATTACAGGCTCGTTGAATTTGTTAAAGGAGGACTCAGCAATACCCTGTATGTCACTCAATAAAGGGGCCCATCCAAACACAGCCTCTAACCAAGAGTTGGCTACAAGTTGAGAGAACGATTTGAGTTCGGACTTTTCAGATTTAGAAAGTGGTTTAAGCTTTCTTTCTCTGATACGGTCTTGTCTCTTGTCGTACCAAAACTTCGGCCTTCTCTTAGAGAGGCGTTTAGCGTGTCTGTTAAGCTCCCCCGCCAAAGCTTCGGCGGGATGACGTAACATATGAATACCTTCGCGAAGTTCGCCTAGAAACGTAGTCCCTGAAAAAGACTGTGTCTCTGATTGAATTTTCTTGAGGATATTCGTTGCAGCAGAAATGTTGGCATTTTGAAGTTTAGATGCATTAACTACACTCGGTGCATTAACGGGCTTAGGAGAGCCTGTGGAAGTATAACAAGTCTTCCCCAGGTACCCTCCAGCTACGGCTTTCGCCATAGCTTCGCCAGGATAATAATCTTGGCTATTGCTCGAAGCACTAAGATAGTTCGTTGCATTTTGACCCCTTTTCACTTTGGACTTCCAATGTGGATCATCGGCTCCAATTCGCACTTTGTTAATGGTTGCAATTGACGGATACTCTGTTACGAGACCGTTGAAATTAACAATCTTAGAAACAAAGCGCTTTTGGAAACTTGCTGATTTATTCCCCATAGTTGTCCTAGTTGAAAATACCCGTGGCACCATGCCACACACTATGTCCCAAAGGGG